CCATTCGTCACCACCGTCGTCAGCGCGGCAGTCGTCAGGCCGGAGTTCACGATGGCCTGAACCGTAGCAGCAAAATTCGTCGTCAGGCTCGCCGGGATGCTCGGCAACTGCGCCAGCGTAACCGGATTCGTCGCGGCGTAGGATTTGGCCGCCGTCAAGGCGTTGGCCGCGCTGTTCGTCGGGTCAAAGGCTCCCGCGTTCGTGAGTCCGCCCACCGCCGCGATGCTCGCGCCAGTCACCTGATTCGTCCACGGGGCAATCGCAGAATCCGCGTAGGCCTCCGCGTTGCTCTGCGCCGCCGAGGCAGAGCCGGCGGGGTCAAATTGATTGGTTGTTCCGATAACAACTGTTTCAAAAGTGTTGAACCCGCTCAATTTATAAGCTGTCGAATTGCTAGTGCTGTCGGGGAAACGATACACTATGCCAGCGCCAAGCGTGGGGCCGTAAAGCACATAATTGCCAGGAGTGCGGTAGATCGTCACGGTGCCGTTCGTGTCCGGCGTCACGCGCACAGGCAGGCCGATGGTGCGGACGGTGCCATTGTCAGCGCTGGGCGTGTTCGTGTCGGCCTGAACGCATTTGATGGTGTTGGTGTCTGGCAAACCAAACTGGTCCGTCAGCGAGAGCGTGAGCAAAGAGGCCCGCGCCGAAAAAGAAAACGCGAGCATCAGCGCGAGGAGGGATCGCAGCATGACGCCCGCGTGCCGGCTCGCCAATGACAACGAGCCGAAAGACTTTGGGGAGGAGGGCAGATTTTTCATTTTCTCTTTTTGGAATTTGGTTTGAATTTACGAAATTTAACCACCACGCGGATTTGTTCAAGCAAAACCCGCTCCTTTTCCTTAGTCCAGTCAACCCAGATGATTTTTGCCGCCGCCGGTGAGCCGATGGTCAGCGCGGGGGTCATAGCACGTCTTTGCTGATGATTTCCAGAATTTGAAAATCAGTTGACAGCGTGCCGTTCTGCGGATCGTCAACAACGTGCCATCTCCTTCCGTCCTCCGTTTTCAAAATCGTCTGCGGTGGCAGACTTGGAATCGGATTTCCAAAAGTGAACCTCACCTGTTTCCGCGCTCGTCGGTCTTTGGCGAATCCCATCTGCTCATTTAGAATTGAGTCCTGATCAATCTCGACGACGGCGGAGAATTTTTTTCCAGAGTCGAGTCCGCTAATTACCGTGATGGTTTCGCCGTGCGCCGCCTCAATGTGCGGCGCACAGCCAGATTGCAACATGGCATCGGAAAAGCCCACGATGCGTCACAAGCCTGATTTTCCGGTCAGATTGATGACGATATTTGTCATCGGCGCAACTCCGGGATTGTCAATTTCCTGCAAGGCAATGTAGCCAGTGCCGCCAACATCAACATTCGTCAGCAGGCATCCGGTAGCGATGCCGGTTGCGTTCACTGGAATTGTATAAGTGATGCTCTGATAGTTTGTCAGCCAAATCAGCCCATCGTTTGAAGCGGCAAATTTGAAGACTACCGCAGTTGAAGAGGCGTTGGTTGCAGTCAGGACGCCGCCGATTTCAAAACTCACATTTCGCGTGGGCGCGGACAATGAGCCTGGATAGCCGCCGATGGCCGAAAAAACAAATGCCGGCAAATATCCATTCGTGCCTTTGCCGGTTTGCTTGCCATAAGTGGTTGAAAGCTCGTAAAGCACATTCGATGCTCCTGGAACAACTCCATTCTGAAAGTTGTTCGTGACAACGCCACTTGAGTTTGTGCTGGAATTATAGGCGACGTTGTTGTTGGTGACACTGTTGCCATTCAGCACGATCACAGACGCCTTGAGATTAACCGTCGCCAGCAGGGCCGCGACGCCAATAAGGGTGAATAATTTTTTCATTTTGTTTTTGTTGTTTGTGGTTTTTGTTGTGCCGCGTCGCGGCGGTTAAATTTTCTTGGTTGCCGACTTAATTTCATCAATCTCTGCGGCGCGAGATTTGGTCAGTTCTTCCTGTTCGGCTTTTTCAGCGGCAGCAATTTTCAGATCAGTGGTTTTCACCGCCGGCTTCGCGGCGTCATCAATCGTCTTTTGATGCTTGGCTTTCAAATCGGACAGCTCCTTTTTGGTGACCAGCTTCAGAACCTTCTTTTGAGGCACAAGTTGATAAAGCCCGATGCGGTCAAAATCTTCATTCGTTTCCGGGTCGTATTCATGCAGCTTGGATTTTTGCGCGTGAAATTCAGTTTCACTGCCCATCAGAATTTCCTGTTTTCCGGTCTTGCGGTTTCGCGCGAGTAAAATTGTTTCAATCATTTTTTTGTTTGCCCAAATTAAGCGCGGCGGGCCGGGCAATCCCGCCGCGCTATGTTTCCAATTTACGCGCTGGCAATGGGTTTGAGCGCGGTTTTGAGGCCGGCGGCATAGCCATAGCTGGATTCGATGATGTTGGTGGCAACGTCCGTGGTGTTCGTGCCGAACTGGCGGTATTCGAGCGAGATGCCCGTGGCCGGGTCAATCACCATTTCCCAAGTCGTGCCGGCATTGCGAACTTCCTGCACGGGCGGGACGGGCGCGAAGGCCACAAGGATGGCATATTTCCAGACGGCAAAACCGACCAGATTCATTCCGTTCGCCGGAATGGTCGGGTTTTCGAGGTAGTCAAACCCCATGACGCGCGGAAACAAACGGCCTTCCTTGATGGCGCTGTCGCTGGCCGCGTTGAGTGCGAACTTGAACGACGGATCTTGCAGCAGATTTGCATCGTAGGCGCTGTCCAATATCAAACCGCGACCTTCGGACGGCCACTTTTTGCAGGCCAGCTTCAGAAGCGCAAGCTGGTCGCTGTCAAACTGGTTGGCAGCTTTGGTGATGACCGGAGCGCCGAAGTTCGCCACCGTGACGATGCTCAAGATGTCCTGGAAAATGTCATAAGCCAGCTTCTCGGCCTTGAGTCCAGCCAGTTCCGCAACCTTCAAATAAGGCTGGCGGGCGATTTCCTGCGAACTGAACGCGAGCGCCTGATAGAGTCGCGCGCCGCCCGTGGTGCCGGCGGTGTTGGTGGCCGTCTCGCCGATTTTAATTTCGCGCTTGTCAGAAGACGTGTTTCCAACCGTGGTGTAACCGGTGCCGGACACAAACTTTGTGGAAGCCGAGCTGTCCAAATCAAAGTAAGGCACTTCCACGCTGTCCAGACCTTGCAGCGGCACGTCGCGGAACACGGTGCTGAACATATTCAGCCCAATGACGCGCCGGGCAAAATCACGGATGACTATATCCTGCAAAATCACTTGGCGCTGAAGCCCTGCGTCAATAGTATTTGCATTGCGAGCCTTACACATATCCACCAGCCGATTGCACTGCTCCTTTCCGGCCATGTAATTGAACTTCTGGAAAAACATTGCCTTTTCCTTTGCGGCATTGCTGATTTCAAGCATGGAAACAGAATTGTTTCCTTTGATCCAAGCATCTTTCGCGGCGTTGTGCGCCACAAAACCGCGCGCAATATCCTTGTCGCTCGTGTTCTTTGGATCAAATGCTGTGAAATCCAACACCGGAAGCACGCCGGGCGCGACCGGCACCAGTTTGTTGAGCATCGCCAGCGTCGGGTTTCCATTGGTTGGATGATCGGTTGAGGCGCAAGCGGTATTCACCCAATTCTCAATTTCCAAAACGGGGATTCGGCCTTCGCTGGCGGCCTTATCCACGGCGGCTTGGATGTCCTTGCGGCGGTTCGCGGCAATCTGCGCGTTGAGCGCCTTGATGGTCGGATGATCGTCGAGGTTCGCGGTGGCAGGCGGCGCAACCGGCGGCGCAGCGGCGGGCTTCGGCCCGGAGTTCACCAAGGCGATGATCTGGTCATCGGTTGCGTTTTCAGGAACGGTTACGCCCCACTTGTTGAGCAGGGCCAGCATTTGCGTTTTGTTCATAATTTCTTCGTTTTTGGTTGTTGGTTGATTTGCCGCTCCCTGCGGGGGCGCGGAAAGCGTGTTGAGCGCCGCGAGTTTTTTCTTCGCGGAATTGATCCAGTCAGTTGAAAATTGGTTTGTCGCTGCGCCATCAATGATTTCATCAGCCATTCCGCAAGCGACCGCCTCGGCACCTGTCAGAAGCGTGCCTTGCCCGTCTTCGCCCTTCATCATGTCGAGCATTTCGTCCGCCTCGTTACCAGATTGGTCGGCATACATCCCTGCAATTTGACCGTCCACTTTGTCGAGAAACTTGACAGCTCCCATCAAGTCGTCTCGGTTGCCGGCGGGCGCGCACATGGCTCGGTGCATGAAAATTTGAGAGTTTTTGAAAACGCGCGTAGTGTCGGCTGGGATGCACCACGATGCGGTTGACGCGGCCACTCCGATGATGGTTTTATTGATGACGCCCTTCCATCCGAGCAGCGTGTTGTGGATCGCGTCACCCGTGCTTACACTGCCTCCTGGCGAGTCAACCAAGAAATTTAGCGGGCGGGTTTTTGGCGTTATGGCGTCGAGGGCGTCGGTGATGTCCTTCAGGCAGAATCCCTGCCCCGTCCACGCATCCTTGCCGATGTCCTCTGCAATGGTGATGTCCGCCGGTGAATCTTCATTCTTGGCGTTGAACGCGACCTTTATCCTTCCGCCGCCCGCCGCAAAATTCAGCGTGCGACAAACCCGGTTCTGCGCTTCGGGCTGCTGCAAAATGGCGTCCAACTCCTTTGTTGAAAGGTTGTGATCAAAATCAATTCCTTTGTTGCGAAGCTGGCGGATGATGTGTTTTCGATTCATGCGTTTTGCGGCTGTGGTTGGTTGGTTGCCATTTCAAGCTGCGCTTCAGCGGCGGTTTTGGCCGCGAAAGCCTTCACAACTTCGGCAAGATTCGAGCGCACTTCTGATGCGTCAACGGTGATTCCGTATTTTGAATAATCCGAATTTTCGGCGAGCTTGGCGCAGGCCAGTTTGATGTCCGCAACGTCTCGAACTGAGTTGTCTATGATTTTCGAGCGTGTGGTGCCGAACTGTTGCGCCACCTGATGCACGCTGATAAGTCCTGCCGCCAAAAAAGAAATTGTTTCAGCCGCTGCGTAACCGAGGTCAACTACCACGGAGCGCGGATGCGAGACATCAATCTGCTTCCAATCAGCCGGCGGATTTTTCACGCGCTCATCATTCTGCACCGCCCAGCCGATAAAATACTCCCAAACCTGATGAATAAACGGCTTCCAAACGAGGTTGAACTCCTTGATGAAGGCGGCGTTGGCAGCTTCAATTTCTGCGCGCACTTCCGTTCCCTGTCCTTTCTTTTGCGTCTTGGGGAAAATCAAAATGCGCGGCACATTCGCCGCGCCGCAGAATGAATCAATGACGAAATTCCACAAGTTCAGCGTCGCCTCGGCGGGCCGGTTCGGGGCCATCATCTGCGCCGTGTCGCCCGTGCGGCCGTAAAACTTCTGTCCCCCCATGACTTTTTCGTAAATTGCCTTGACGTTCTCGATGTCCTTCGCAGTCACCACAGGCTTGCCGTCGCCACCGGTTGAAACCTTGATACCAAGCGACGACAATGACGACTGCTGCGACATGGTTGGAGCCTGCCCAGCGCCATTGGTGATAAACATTGCAATGTCGCTTTGGATAACCTGCGCCTTCATTTCCAAATCAAGCAAGTCCTCCAGCTTCGCCAGCGTCGGCTCGGCGGCGTAGAAATCCGTCATGCCTCGCGGTTCGTTGACCCGGTGCGCGGTCGATGCGTAGTAGGCGAACTGGACGGGGATCATCGTGAACCCCTGTTCAACGCTGAAAACATTCGCCGAATCGTTGACCCAGTAATGCGTGCGGACTTTGTGTTTCACCGTCTGGCCGTCCGGCAGTTTCGTTGAGATTTCGCCGTATTGGATGCCGTCGAAAATGTCCTGCCCTTCGTCTTGCCATCTCGAAAACGGCGTGCCGACGCGGTGGCTTTCGACCATCTGGTAGCATGGCCGCATCACGGACAATTCGGTTTCATGTTTCGCCCCGCGCCGGATCGTCACCGCGCCCGGCTTGCTCGTTTGCACGAACAGCACGTTGCCGTCAACCGTCTTGCGACCGCAGCCGATGTCGAGCATCGCAAAAAGCGATTCGCCATTCAAGCCGGCGGACGCGCACATTTCATGGAACACCACCTCGGCGTTTTTCTGCCAGACCGTGTCCGCTGAAAGTGAAGTCACCACCGGGCAATGCGTGCCGATGACGTATTGACTTTTGATGTCCTTCGCGCGTTTGACGAAAATTGAATTTTGCTCCCAATAGCGCATCCTCCGCATGGCTTCGCGCCGGGTGATCTGGTTTTGATCGTAACGCGCATCGGTAAGGACTTCAGGAAGGTAACTTCGAGAACCGTCCGAATAGGGGTTGCCGGATTCATACCAGTTGGAGACGTGGTGCGCCTTGTTCGCCTTGACCAGCGCGGCGCACGCGCGCTGAACCGGCCATTTCTGCAACCGCGTGCCGTTGCGAACCACCGCCGGGTTGGTAGTCGCCAGCGTCGCCAGCGCACGCGTCTCGGCGCGCTCATTCAGGAACGCGCGGACGCCGTGATACATGGACGTGAGACGGTTCACGGCGGGCCTCCTGAAACTTCATAGACCACCGTGCGCGCCAGCGGGACGCGGTTGTCGCGGATGTCCGGCATGCGCGGCATTTCCTGCTGGCGTAGGAAATTTTTCATCTGCGCGAAAACATCAATGTCGAAATCATAATCCGCCGGAATGACAATCACGGCTTCAGTGAAGGCGTCCACGATCTTCACCTTGATGTCGTCGTGAATTTCAATGAGCCGCGTCCAAATGCTCACGATCTGGCGGACGGTCAGGTTGCCGGGGTTGTAGCCGCCGTAAGCCTGCGAGGTGGAATTCTTTGAGACGTGCGAAAGCGAACCGACGGTGGCGATGAAGTTGAGCGCGGCCTGCTGCTCGGCAATCAGTTGGTCAGGGAGCGTGTTGGCTCCGCTCGCCGCATTGTTCCATGCGCGATTTAGAAAGGCGGCCAATTCTTGCGAGGTGTAATCCACACCAACATCATAAACCGTTGCAATCTGAAATAATACCTACACGAAAGTGTAGGTGCTAAATTGGGCTTTTGGTGGAGTAGAAAATTTTAACCGCATGGCAACGTGACCGCGCCTTTAATCTCCAGAAGATTTCACGGAAATGGAACGCAATGGTTTCGACTGACACGCCGAGCTTTGTCGCCATCGCCTTATCCGTCTCGCCGTTGGCGCATCGCCGCAGGATTTCACGCTGGCGTTTAGATAGCGGTTGGAGGGATTTCATTTTTGATCTCAGTTTCAGCCAGCGCGACTTAATTGCCCTCGGACGGTTTTTCTTTCGGCGCGCGTTCATAATTCAAGTTTTGATCCGAGCGATCCATCGTGGATTATTTTCATCATCACATAGAAAGCCATCAAGTCGAAGATGGCGTTGGTGTGTTTTCAGTTTGTGTCGCAATCGCGGTTTCCGTCAATCCCATTTGCGCTAGGCGGACGGACAGAATTGAAAGCCCTGGATGGTCTGGGTGTGGTGCCATGTAAATCAAGTTTGCAATTCCAGCCTCACAGAAAAGTAAATGATCGGCGGG